ATAATATCTTCTAACATTACCGTTACCGTCATCATCTAAAAATTGTTCTAAATCACTACCTGTTACTTTAAAACCTGTTGAAGTTAAAATACCCCCTGCTATTGCGTTATGGCCAGAGTGTGGATTAAATAATGAGTTTCTAAAGTAGATATCATATTTTGTAGATGATGATAAAGTAGGTGTAAAATTTTTTCTTATTTTAATTGTTGTAATATTAGATAATATACTTGTATCAACATTATCAATAATACCTGTTAATTTTGAGTGTCTATAAACAGAGTCAAACTTTTGTAAAGTATTTGTATTGTAATTGGTAACAGCAGTTGTAATTTCTGATTTTAAAGTATCACTTGATTTAGTTGTTGATTTTGAATCATATTTTACCGTTGATGTTAATAAAACTGAAGTTGTTTTTGGGTCAATTATTTCAGGTCTTACAGAGGCAACATTGTAAGGTTTTAATTTATTAACAATATCTTGTTTTGTTGTTTCTGTTAATGTAGAACCTGAAGCTGCTTTAACTCCTATTTTAACAACACCATATCTTGGCGTTTCATCATCTTCGCCACCCCATGCACTTACTGATAATGCATTAGGATAAATTGATTGTACAAGTGTTTCGTAATCTGTTGTTGTAACTGCTCTGTCTTGAGCAGCGTATTGTAAAGGTGCATTATGTTTTATTGAATCATTTGCTTCACCATCTGAACCACCTTGTGAATTTGAAACGGTTGTTATTGTAACATCTGTAAAACCACCGATATTACCTGATAGTGTAAATGAACTTGCACTATTAGAAACAGATTTATTAGTTACAATATATTCTAGTATTACAACATTACCGTCTGATAGTGATTTACCATTTATACCATCACCAAAATAAATTTCGTATTTACCGTCTGTTCCTTCTTGTATAAAATAAACTTTTGAATTAGCGTCAACACTATTATAACCACCTGCTAATGAATATGTGTTTGTTGTTGTATCGCTTGAACTATTTTGAACTTTTACTAATAAAGTTGATGTATCAGCATTTTCACTTGGTATAACAAACTTTTGGTCAACATCTGTAATATCAGCTGTATATTTAAAAGTAACAAGTGAGCCCTCATAAATTGGCACATTAGAAAATTTGTAAACACCTGAACTCGGTGTAATTGTTACATCTGAATTTGTTATGTATTGATAAGAAACATTTTCTACCGTTGAAGTAAACACGGAACCTTTTGACATTGTAACACTTGTGCCTGTAGCATTATTTAATTGAATATCAATAGACGCCATTGGCGCTCTTGGTGATGATGGTGTATAACCAATCATCTTTGCTAATGATACAATATTGTTTCTTATATCTGCACTATCAAGATACAATTCATTTGTTGACATATTTGCTAAGTAAGCAAGATAGTGTGTATTGTAAGATAAAATATCTAAAAGAATATTTAATGAACTACCTTCAAAATCATAATCTTGAAATGATGTTTGACCTTGTAAAAATGATTTTAAGTTTACTTTGATTGCGTCAAAATCATAATCTGATACTACTAACTTATTTGACATTTATTATCTTATCCTTTGTAAAAATGTTTCAACAACTTGTGGACCTGGAACTCCTATAACATAAAAATAAATGTCAACTACTAATCTATTTCCATCTTGGTCGTCATCAACTTCAACACTTTGTAATTGTATTCTTGGCTCGTAGTTAATTAAAACTTCTTCTATTTTTCTTTCTAAAAAAACTTTAGTCATGGGTGTAAAGTTTTCAAATAACAATTCTCTAATACCACAACCTAATTCTGGTTGAAATGGTCTTTCGTAAAAATTAGTTTGTACTAAATTTCTTACGGACCTTTTTACTGCTATAACATCTTCTACTACATTAACATCATTAGTTACAGGATTTCTAGCAAAATCTAGGTCTATATCCCTAAAATTTCTTGAATTTCGTGTACTTTTATTTTGTGTTTGTGAGTCGTATATTGCCATAACGGTAATATTTATAACAATTATCTAGCCGTTTGCAAAAACATTACCACTACCACTTGTCATTGCGCCTGCGTCTGCACTATCGCCTATTCTTGCAACTGCAATACCAACAACAAACACATTTGGCGAACCTGCGTTTACATTTGCTACATGGTCAGGACAAGGTGGTGCTGGTGGATTAGGGTGAGGCACCGTTGGGTCGCTTACTCTTGCAACTAAAATATTATTTGCAAAAACAGTAGATTGACCAGGTGTATCTAAAGTGGTTGTACTGGTACAGATATGACCAGTTGATAAACTATCGCCTTTTCTACTAACGGCTGGCATTCTTAGCCTTCATAGCTAATCTTCTTTGTTCCTGTAAAATTGATTGTCTTAACTTTCTACCAATTGGTATTACTATTGAATGACACATCTCTTTACCTTTTTTACTAATATATTCAACACTTATCATTTTATCTTTAAAATCACCTTGAACAGATTTAATAGCTTTCTTTAAACTTATATCTTCTTTTTCTTTTTCAACGCCATCAGCGTTCCAAAACTTAAATAATCTCATTTTTGCCATAATTTACTCCATATCGTATTTTGTTTCTTTTTCTATGTCAGTTTCACACTTTTCACAACGACAATATTTACAAATTTCTCTTTCATATGGCTCTCCAGTAAAACCGTCTTCATCTTCAACGGTATATCTTCTTCCACAATGAGATTCGTGTCCACAATTGTTGCAATAAGTCATATTATATTTATCCTAAAAATTACAAGCTGCTTTCATTTGTTCTATTTGTATTTTTCTCATATCATCAAGAGATTCTAACGCTGATTCGCTAATTTTTTCATAATCAGGCGACCATTTGCACTCGAATCGTTCATTTTTTGTTGAAAAACTGCAAGAATTCAACAAAAAGAACAAAACTAGAACAAAAAAAGTTAAAAATCGTTGATTTATAAGGGTTTTTTTCGCCATTTTTTTGAATTTTATGCTTGCTTTCTATATTTAGTTGTGGTATACTGGACTAGTAAAATGAGAAAGGAAACAAACACTATGAAAACAATAATTTCTGCAATATTAATCACATTAGGTCTTATTATGATGGCTGGCGCTGCCGGTGATTGTGATGGAAAATGTATGGAAAACGCAAACTCACTATTGACTATGTTTTTTCTAGCACTAACAGGTATGATAACTTTTATATCTGGTGGTTTAGTAGCAATCAAATCTTAATTTAACAAAAGGACAATAACTATGATAAAAGTATCTCAAAAATGTGAAACACTAGAAGAAGGAATAAAATTCTTGATGGCTGGTGCAAAAGCTGACTATGTTGCAATGTCAACTAATTACGGTAAAAAAGAATTAACTGGTTACAGTTTAGAACAAACTGATAAATGGGATTCTAAAACAAAAATCAAAGAAGGTAAGAAGTACATTAAGATTGTACAAGATACTGGTGTTTTTTGTTTTATTGTAAAAGAAGACTTTAAACATTTCAAGAAAGGTGATATATTGAAAGCCGCTGGTTACAATGCACCTGCTTTAAACTCTGCAAGAGGTAATGTTCTTGCCGGTCAATACCCAATACAATGGACTGGTCCATTATACTTAAAATAAGGAAACACTATGAAAACAAAACAAAGAAAAGTATTTGAAAGGGTTGTAAACCCATTAATACTTAAACATATGATAGACCCATTTAAATATCAAGGGTCTTGTATTGCTTCTGGCATACCAATTAAATACTTAAAATATTTTAAAATGGTATCTGCTCAAAAAAATGCAAAGAAAATAAGATACAGATATAGAGGTGTATCAAAGACTATGCCAAATGGTTATATGTACAATAGACCTCAATCATTTTGTCATATGAACTTCGCTGATACTTTTTCAGTTTATTACAGATAAAATTACCGGAGTGTAGCGCAGCCTGGTAGCGCATTGCGTTTGGGACGCAAGGGTCGTAGGTTCAAATCCTACCACTCCGACCAATTAACATTTTTTAAATTGCAAAAGAAGTGCCACAGCCACAAGAACTTGTAGCTTTAGGATTATTAAATTTAAACATAGATTCAAAATCATCATAAGTATAATCTAATTCTAAACCCATAAGATATAATTCATAATCTCTACTGACAATTAATACATCATCTATCACAGCGTCATTTCTAGTTTCTTCATCTGCAAAAGACCATTCATAATTAAAACCGGCACAACCACCACCTTTTACATCTAGTCTAACAAATTTTTTACTATTTTTATTTCTTAATTCGTTTAATCTTTTATAAGCATTGTCTGATAATTTAATCATTTGTTATTACTCCATGTAAATACATATCATCTAAATTAGATTGTAAAACGGTGGCAACTAAATGCACTCTTTCTATTTCACTACCATTAAAAAAATTATGATACTGTCTGTTGTCAGTTAAGTATGCACTACCATTTGCTGGCATATTAAACGCCTCATTTTCAATTACCATTTTACAGCCTTTGTTTGTAATAATAGGAATATGTAATCTCATTTCAGGATCCCTATGCCATGATAAACATGTTCTTGGTGGTTTCATTAGAAATCTAACTCTACCTATTTTCCACCTTTTGTTAATTAGATTATATACTTCTTCAACATATGTATCTTTAAATTCAGGACATATTTCAGTATATAAAGATTCTTTAATAGGCTCTAATCTTTGTTCTTCGTGATTAGTTGTATCAGGCATTGTCCAATATAGACCACGAATATTACCGCCTGTTATAGAATTTTCATCATCTGGTATTCTATTGACACAAATAGCATTAAAGTCAATTAAACTTTTATCATCTGATTTAAAGTCAAGTTTACTTTTAATATCAAAGTAACATTTACCTAGTTTGTCAATGTCTATGTTTAGAGGGTGTTCTCTGTAATATGGCATGCCACTATTTAGTAGGCCATTGACAATTATATAAATATGTGGTAATATAAGTTATGAAGAAGTATATAAAAGTATATGATAATGTATTGCCTAAAAAACATTGTCAAGCATTGGTAGATAAATTTGAAGCCAATAAAGACCAACAAGTATCCACAGATTTAGATAATCATAGACATTTTACAGAAATCAATATTAACCAACATGAAGATTGGAAGAATATGGTTGGTGGTTTATATTCTACCTTACGACCATATGTTGATAGATATAAAGAAGATTGTAATATAAAAGATAAACAATGGCCAGATAAGTTTGGCTTTGAAGAAATAAGATTTAAACGATATCTACCAAATAACAAAGATGAATTTAAAGAACATGTGGATGTAGGCGACTATGCGTCAGCAAAAAGATTTCTTGTATTCTTTTTATACTTAAATGAATGCTTTGGTGGTCAAACTTCGTTTAGTGAATACAATAGAGTAATACACCCAAAGGCAGGTAAACTATTAATGTTTCCGCCCACATGGACATACCTACACGCTGGACATAAACCGATTAAACGACCAAAGTACATAATCGGTAGTTATCTACATTATGTTTAAACTTTGAGGTATTAAGAGAATCCGAGTCCGGCGCTAACTTGTTTACCGTACAATAAGTAACAAAGTAAAAAAGAAAGAATACTATTACAATATTTCTGATTTGCCTGCCCTTATCGGGAGGCCTCTCATCTTGTAAGTCCATTGTATTATTTAGAATTGTGCCTTCCTAGGTATATGGAGCTTCCTCTGGAGAACGCACACCGATATATATAAGAATAGAGTCCTTGACACTAAAGTATAATGAATAATGATACAGAGGTGATTGCCATAAGAATGGCCAGACATCCTGAGATGTAGTACATTTTCTGTATCATTCTATTGTATTTATTATAAATATAGCTTTGATGAACAAGCGTCAAAAGAAGAAGTGTAAAAGAGAACCATACGGTTACCAACCAAATAATCCATTAACTATCTATTATAAGAAATACATTGAGAAGGCCAGCCCTAGCGACTTTCCAGACGAAAAAATTTCCACGAAAAAAAATTTAAAGAGTTATTAACCATTAAGAATATGTTTAATGGATGTTATTGCATTTATAGTTTAGCGATTCGCTTTACTTTTACAATAGCGTTTTCCACCATGGTTTTTTACTCGTTAAGGTCTATTCTATTTGCCTTGACTTTAAATGACGAGCCTGTATGCAAGACTGCCTCTTTTGTATTAGATGTTTTAGTTTCATTAATGGTCTCTGAATAAGCACCTCTTACATCTAAATTGTAATTACCACCAATCTTCATATTGTAATCGCCAG